GCTAAGAGTATGACGGTCACGGGTGCATCGGCCGTGATGTGCACCATGTTCTCGCCCGGCGACAGGATGAGGTCGTCGGCGCTTTCGGCGGATCGGAAGCGGAATGCGCTTGCTTCACCCGACAGGATCCTGAGCGCGCCGTTTTCGTAGAAGATCTTAAAGATCGTGTCTGCCTCCGCAAGCGGGCGCTGTTCGGTCGTGCCGTCTTCGTTGGTTACGGTTTCGCCCGCAAAGGTCATTGTGGAGTTGGGCGTTGAGATTGTGAGATTATAAAGCGGTCCGTCGCCCACGAGGATCTCTGCTGACATTTCGGTTTCCGCCGTTCCCGGCATGTTCATAGATGCGAGAAGTTCTCCCTGATACATGTATGACGTTTCGGCGATTGTCGGCGTTTCCGCCTGCCAAAAGGGGACGGCATTGGCTGTCAGCACGATGGATGCAACGGCGTCGGACGCGTAGAGACTGCCCTCGGATGCGGGCTTTTCGCACTCCACAAAAAGGCATTTGCCGGGTCGGTTCGAAAAGGTTAGCTTTCCTCCTGCGATTGCCCAGGCGTTCAGCGCGTCTACCGCTTCCGCGCGCTTTATGGGATTTCCGATGGCTCTGAACTGGACCTCAAGGCGCACGGAGATGGACTGTCTGATGAAAGACTGGCGCAGTCTTCCGCCCTTGGCAAGCTCCGAATACTGAGATTTTACCGCCGCAGGCTCCACGCTGAGCGCGTGGATGATGGCGGACGGGACAGCGTCGATGAGATCTACGCCGTTTAATTGGATGGATACTTTCGGCACTCAATCACCTCCCCGATGCAAAGATGCCGAGATTTTCGTTCATGGTGGGTGCGAGGACGTTTCCGGCGAGCTGGCCGTCGATGTAGACGCCTCCGCCGATATACGATCCGCCCATGAGATATGGCGCGTTCTGGAATCTTCCGGACGGCTGAGATGCGGCGATCAGGCGCGCGGTGGCGCTTGTTACGCGGAAAAGCTGCGATTCGATGCCGGCGGCGTAGGCTGCGGCGGCGTTTGCACCGGCGCTTCCGGCGGCTTCGACGGCTGCGTCAAGATCGGAGAGCGGCTCGATCAGCGCTTCTTCTTTGGTTTCTTCGATTTCACCGGTCTTGGCTTCGATCTCTTTTAGGAGATTTGCTATGTAATCATCGACGGATGCGGTGATCGCCGCTTCCATCTCTTTGGATAGAACCACGGATTCCGTAAGCTGTTCTTCGACCGCTTTGGTAAACGCTCCCTTTGGCACTGTGACCGATTCAGTTTCCGACGAATCGCCAAAGGCAATGGCAGAAGGTCCGTTTACGATGACCTCATCGGTGCTTCCTCCCGTTTCTTCGACCAGCTTTCTAAGCATCGCCTCCTGTTCTGCCTTCGCCTTGACCTCTTCTTCTTTGGCTTTTTCGAGGGCGGCGACGTACTCTTCAAGCGTCTGGCCGAGTTCCGCAAGCTTCTTGTCGGAAACGCTGTGCGTTTCGCCGTCCAGCTCGAAAGCGTGCACCGCGCTGCGTTTTTGATTGATTTCCTCTATTCCTTTTTCGATTACTTCAGTTGCCCATTCGAGCGATATGCCGGTGACATAGGTCGAAGGTTTTACGGTAACCGCAGACGTCGTTTTATATGCGCTGTCGGCGCTGTCGGCCGACGGCTGCGCCGCTTTCTTACCGCCCGTGGGCGTGGACGGTCTTCTGGTTATCGGCGGAATTGTGACATTCCCGCCGGTGTCTGAGGGTTCGCCCGTGCCGGTGGTCGGCGTGTTGCCGCTTGCGCTGCCTTTGCTTAAGAGGTCAAGAAACTTGAGGACGTCTGATGCTACCTTGATCCCGCCGAAAGCGGTGGCGATCCCGCCGATCCATTTGGTTATGGTTTCGCCGTTTTCAACGATCCAGGAAAGCCCGTCCGTAAAGCTCGAAAGCGCGGTCGATACCTTGTCGATTGCGTTTCCAAGGTCAACGGATTCGAACTTCTTAAAGAAGTTGTCAACGGCATTTCCAACGTCAATGTTTCCGATGGTGTCGCCGATGGTGGTGAGGAAGCCGTTGATCTTGGCGACCGCCTGTTGACCTTTTTCGGATTCGAGGAACTCATCGAACTGGGTAAGAAGTCCGGAAAGACCTTCCGTGATGGCAGTGAAGCCGGGCGCTAACTGACCTGCGGCTTCGGTCTTGATGGTCTGAAACTGCTTCGAAAGCGTTTGGCGGCTTTTGTCGAGCTCGAGAAGCGCGTCGAAGGCGGCTTCGGAAACTGTGCCGATGTCCTTGCCTTCTTCGATGTAATGTTTCCATGCGTCTCCGCCTGCGTTGATCAGGGGATTGAGCTTTTTGTATTCCGCGCCCAAAAGTCTGGACGCGAGGACGTTAGCCGCCGTCCGCGTGTTGACGGTGCCGAGGGCGTTTGCGACCTCCGCAAGGACTTCCATTGCGTTTCTGAGTGTGCCGTCCTCGTTTCGGTATGCAACGCCCAGCTCGTTAAATGCCTCCGCGACGGATTCGTCGGTGGACATCATGGAGGCTTCAAGCTCCTTGGCCATGTCGGCATAGTCTTCGATCGACATGCCGAGCATCTGGGCGGCGTACTTGTAGGACTGGTAGACGGCGGGGTCGAGACCTGCCTCCGCGGCTTCTTTGTTGATCTCCGTCGCCCACTGCGCGGCTTGGGATTCGTACTCCCAGATGCCTTTTCCGATTTCGATAACGCCGCTCAGGATGGCGGAAACGGTTTCTTTGACAAGCTTTAATTTATCAAGCGTTGTCGAGAATGTGATGTTCTTGTCGATCCTGTCCAGTTTATCGGCGTAGCCTTCGGCGGCGACTTCGCCGGATTTGAGCGCGGTCGCCTGAGAACGGATGCCGTCGGCAGCGGATTCGGCGTTGGATTCGGTTCTTTGGAGTTCTGCCTCCAGCTTATTGAGCGTGGCAGTGGCGTTGTTCAGAGAGATTCGCCAGTTGCGCAGGCGGCTGTCGTTTTTATCGATGCCGTTATCAGTCAATAGCTTAATCGCATCTTCGGCGGCTTTTACGGCCTTCTGCTGTTCTTCGATCTTCTGCTTGAGTATCTCCGTCTGCTCGGCAGTGTACTTCTGCGCATCGCCCGTTTTTTCAAACTCTGCTCTGGCTTTTTTGAGTTGAGAATCAAGCTCTTTTACGTTGGCGGCGGCATTTTTCATACCTTGCGAGTATTCTTTTTCACCCTGCAGACGCAGTGTGGTGTTGATTTCGCCTTTTTTTGACATTTTTTCTCCTTTCCGAAGGATTCAAAAAGGCGGACGGGCTGACCCGTCCGCCCTTTAAAAAATAGGCTGGTATTCGTAAGGGTTTTTGCGTTTCAGTTGGTGCTGTTCGTCGTCGTAGCGTTGTTTCATCAGGTACATGTCGATTACAAAGCCGGGCGCAAGCTTTTGCATTTCGGTGTAGGTAAGACCCGCGATCAGACCGTAAGATACGATCTTTCGATAGGTCATGCGCCCGTCTTTACGTTTTTTTCTTTGCTTCTGAGCGTTTCGTCGACGTCTTCATCATCTGCATGCGTTTCGATTCCGAGCCCCTGAAGGATGGCCAAAAGGCACATTTCCCTTATGGTCTGCGCTTCGCGCATATCGGCTTTTTTGATATCCTTCACGGTCGGAATAGGTTCGCCGTCTGACGCGCCCTCGATGAGGTCGGCCGCGACCTCGCAGGCAGTCACGGGAGAATTAAGAAGCGTGAGGATTTCTTTGTATTCCTGCTTGTCCTGCGGAAGTCTGGCGGCGATCTTTTCGAATGCTCCGGCAGTAAAGCGCATGGGATAGGCTTTCTCCCATCCGGCGAGGCGGAGAGATGCAGTCTTTGCCGTTTCGGCTCCGGGCTTAATGGCGTTTATCTGCATGCGCTCCTCCTTATGCCGCGTTGGTCATACCGGCGTGGTTCTGAAGGAAGTCAAGCGCCTTTTCGAGCGTGTCGAAACGTTCAAATTCGTACCAGTTAACAGTTCCGGAAGAGTCGTTTTCTACTGCCATAAGAGATCCGGAAAGAGAGGGCGTCTGCCACTGAATCTGCTGACCTTTGGTCTGACCGTTGATGCTGGTAAGACCGAGCTGGACTTTGTAGCACCACATTGCCTCGTACGATCTCTGTCCGGATTTCACGCGGGTTCGTACAAAACCGAAGCCGATGTAGTCCGAAGCGTCGCCGGTTTTGACGTACTTCTTGCCCTCGCCGTCGGCAACTTCCTTGAAACCGAGCAGCGCATGGGCTTCCTCGGGAATGTCGTCGATATCAAGAGAGATATCGCCGCCGGTGATGGAGTTATCGCTTTCCACCGTTTTGTCGCCGGCGTTCAGATCGGTCTTGGTGGACTGGATGGTGATCGTCGCGCCGATGGGTTCGCCGAAAAGCATGCCGTTCTCATACTCAATCGCCTCACCCGGCGTTTCTTTTTTGAGACGCGCGATGATGGTTTTCTGCATTCCGATAAATGCCATGTCTGTTCATCCTTTCTTTTTCTTTTTGGGTTTCAGCGACGAGAAATCCGCCGTCGGCAGATAGCCGGTCGCATTATAGTTGTCCATTACGGCCTGTGCCGCCTTTGTTGCCGCCGCCTGCGCTCGTGTTTCAAGCTGCCCGAAGTAACTTTTCGCGTTTATGCTGCTTGAACCGTAATTGAGGATACCGGCTTTTTCTGCGTTTCTCACGCCTTTTCGATCTTTTCCGGTGGGTGCGACCGTGACTTCCCACACGCCGCCTTTTTGCTGAGGCGGCTTTGTGACGCCGACGGAATTAAGCATATCTCCGGTGTCGATCATGTCCTCTTCGTTGATGACGTCCCGCCACGTTTCGATCATCGCTTCCGCGCCTGCATACAGGACAGCTTCGGAAAGCTTTGCCGTGTCTCCGGCGAGCTTCTCGAACATGCGGAATGTGGTCGAAAGGTCGCTTATGTATAAAGGCATTTAAACCGCCTCGCAGTCAAAAACGTGATGGATGTAGCCGGTGTTTGGCTCGTAGTAAACGATGTGTTCATAGGCGATCCTGTCGTCGTTCTCAAGCGCCTGCTTGATCGCTTCGGCGGTGGCGTCGTCTTCGGTTTTGGTGAAGCGGTCGACCTGAAAGGCTATGCCGCCCATGTGGCGGTTCCCGGCGGTGTCGGGAAGATCACCCGTTTCGCGCCACGTGGTGTATGCTTCGCCCTTTTCGGCGGAATCGTATCGGGAAACGGACGGATCGACGGACGCGAGGAGAGATTTGATGTGATCTATGATCACGGCTTCACCTCCTCGAGATTGAGATCGGTGATGAGGTCGCCGGAGTCGGCGTCGGTGCCGTGATAGGCGCGTGTGACCGAGTATTTTCGTTCTCCCTCCGCGTTCATAAGGTACACGACGTCCGTGTTTCTTATGTTTCTGTTCTGGAGGACGCGGATGCGCGCGTCGGTCTTGACCTCTTCGCGGTTTTCCGTGGGTCTGATGGGCGATGTTTCGAAGTTTAATTCGCCGTAGAATGACGCGAAAAACGCTTCTGCCGCCGGGTGCAGGGTCGGTTTGCCGCCGGGCGGAGCGGTGTTTTCGAGCTTGTGAAAAAAGGCAAATCCGCTGTCGAGGATCACGGCGCTTCACCTCCGGCGGTCATGCGGAAAGGATCGCGGAGCCAGCGCTCGCGGATGCGGATCCGAAGCCACATGGGGTATCCGTCGGCTTTGTCGCGGCTGGAATAGTTCCATGCGGCGAAGTCCACAAGGAGCAT